CCCCCCGGCGAACCCCAGGGCTTCCCCTCCCCCAGGGCTCACCAGGGATGGGGTTTAAAAAGGCACGTTGGGGCAAGGGATCGTTAGACGGGTTGAATGCGGGCGGGGTTTAAATACCCCCAGTTTCATGAAAGCTTTTAAACCCTTCGGGGTTTTTCTTAATGCGATTGGGACAATTACAGCCCATAATACGCCCTACCCCTCCCTCAATATCGAAATTTCGATTTTCCAGGGTTACTTTCGGCCCCTAGGCCAAACCCCACGTTTCTCTCCAACAGGGCAAAAACCATAATAACCCCCCCATCACGACCTTCCGCAAAATAATTGGTTAGGTGTGGCTAAATTAAGTGAAGTGAAAAACTCATTCAGTGAATTTGGTGCGGATGCGAGAAACTGAGGAGGTGCGGCCGTGTAGTTTCGGCCACGGGTGTCGTTATTAAGGTTTGGTAAAGTTCACCATGTCGTCAAACCAACCTAACCCAAAAAAAGAGGTCTCCTTGGAGGAGTTTTTTGAGGCCGTTCGAGACGAAGTGATCCCCTTGCGGATGATAGCGGGGGATTATGTAGTTCTCGAAGACGTCCACTTGGAGAATCTACGGGACGGAAAGAACGGGAAGATAGTGGACGTGGTGGGCAGGATCGTGACAACGAATATGGGCCTACCTGAGGGCCAGAAGGTAAGGTTCACTCTCGGGCTCTCGAATGCCATGGAAGTCGCTCACCACATAAAGGACGGCATCAGGTACACCATGATAAAGAAAGGGGAGATGAGGATAGTTGTTAATGGTTTCTCCGAGATCCCTAAGAGACTCTGATGTGTACCTAGTAAGGCCCCTTCACGGCTTTTTTTCCCTCCAAGACCACGCTTTTTTGGTCAAGGTCCGTGGCATCTTCCCACGGAAAGGCGAGTTCACCAGAAAGAGCCACTGGGGCCTCATGGTAGATATAGAGGTGAACGGCCTATCCCTGGATTTCAAGAGGAAACTCTATTTCACGTGGCAAATGGAGGTAAGCGGTAGGCCCTGGGCTTTCGTGCCCGTTTACGGGTGTGCCGATATAATCCAGGAGTACGGATACCAGAGAGGTGTAGCCTTATGTCAAAAATTGAAGTTGAGGAGATAGTTAGGTACATACTGGACCATCCAAGTACCTTCCTGTGGTACAGGTGGTACCTCAGACAGAAACATCATTTACCGTTCTTCTCTCTCGTATATAGTGAAGACCTACGGCAAAAGGGGGTACCCGTGGACATAAATCAGGACAGGGAAGTGGTCGTCCTGGTCCCTATCTACACCCCCTACGGTGTCGGTGGTTCGGAAATCATGCTAACTACCCCTGACAAGATCATGTGGGCTGATGAGGACTTCGCATTCTTTGGTAATTGGAAGTTTTACGGCCGATTCGCCTGGATGGTTTCACTGAACAGAAAACACCCCCTGAGGCGTTACGCAGTAGGCGAAATGAAAAAGGAGATGAGGATACATGCAGGCAAGTCCTGATATGGGGGCCCTGACAAGGGCGGGGTATCGGATAACCAGTCGGTGGACCTGGGACGACATAACCAGGTCCATGTATTGTTTCGAAACCTCAAGGACGGCTAACGAATTCGTGGGGTGTGTGAGGAAGAGGAGGACTGACGCTCTTGCCGTGTACCGTTATTTAAGGGACGTCCAGGCCCATAAAGGACTGATCTACGAAGTACTTCCTCCAGCATTCGAGTCTAACCCAGAGGAGGAAGAGGGGGAGGGGGAGGAGACCTGTGTCACCTTCGTGATATACGACACTGGGTACTTTCTCCTCTGGGTGGACCCTAACCAGATCCTCCAAGACGCCTTAGACGCCCATCCTGACATGAGGATCAAGTACCCTGGTGCCTACCGTGTCATACCTACACCGTATGACCTGGACTTCTCCCAAATAGCGTTTAGGCCCATAATACCGACAGGGGAGGACTACGTCATATGTACTGGTCAGGACAGGATCGACTTCAGTGACGCAATAGATAGGTACGTCCAACAGTTGAGGGCAATAATGGGGAGGCTAACATGATCACGTTGGACCATGATGTACCATATGCTGAGTATAGACAGTCGGCGAAGGGGAAACTGGTCTTAGAGTTCTGTCGTATGTTTGGGGTAAGGTGTTGGTATCGAAGGTCAGCGTCAGGGAACGTCCATGTGGCGATTGATGTGGACGTGGACTTCCTTAGGGAGCTAGAGATTAGGGCCGTCCTACTTGACGACCCCATGAGGATATTGAACGACCTGAGACGGCACGCCTTCCACATGCCGACGGGCCGTCTTTGGGATGTAAAGGTGGATAGGAACGGGAGGAGAGAAGCGGGTCAGTGGGAGATCTTTTACGACCCCGAGTCCGAAAGTTAGGGTTTTTTACCCTGTTGGCGTAGAGTTTTACGTATGAGCCAAAACCCACAGGAACAAACCCCTACTCCCCAGCAGACAAATGAGGGGGAAAAGGGGAACGATTACCTTGATTGTGAAGTCTGCGGGAAGAAGGTCAAGGCTAGTGCTTACAAACGACATATGGCAATACACGGTTTCATAACCAAAGAGGAGTTTCAGAGGATGAGGGAAGAAGTAGAGAAGACCATCCAGTCATCCATCCATTCGGCTCTCCAAGAGCATTGGAAGGGACATTATCGGTCCTTGAAGGAGTTGCTTGAGGAGGGCGAAAAACACGCCGAGACATGTCCCACATGCCAGGCCGAACTAAGGGAGTGGTTAGAAAAGAAGAAGAGGGAAAAGTACAAGCCAGCCAATAGGAAGTGGCTCTAAATGGCGTCCAAGAAGAAGAAGGAGGAACAGGAGGTCAAGGAGGAGGTACCTCAGGAGGTACCACAAACCCCTCAGGAGCCTCCAAAGGAAGACCCAGCCCAGGTTATCACGAAACTAATTAGTGCGATCCAGGAGCAACAAAGGAGGATAGACCAGTTGGAGGCGAACATGAACTCCCTCATGGAATACCTCAAGGCCCAGTCTCAACAACCCCAGCAGGGAGGTGGTGGTGGGATGATGGAGGCCCTAGTCCCCCTTCTCGGGAAGCTCATGGAGCCTTCCAAAGACCCCCTTCGGGATATCGCCCTAGAGCTCATGGTGGAGAGTATGAAATCAAACGTCGAGCTCTCGAAGGCAATCACCCAACGGATCGTCCAGGGGGTGCAAGAGAAGGTGGCGAAAAACGTGATAGATACCGTGGCCAGTGGGGTGATCAGCCACGAATGAGCGGATTAGGATCGTGAACCTGACCCGAAAGCTCATGATAGAGTTGGGCGTGGGGACGTACTTCCCCCTGGTCCAATACCGAATCAACTCCCTTTCAGAGGAACAAATAAGGAAGATATACCGAATCATAAAGGAGGAGACAAGGGTATGGCCATAATTCATGAGGAGGTAACGTTCCACACGGAATACGACAGTGAGGCAGTGGAGGCAATAAAGAAGATTATAAGGGAACAGTGTGGCGATAACCCCAAAAGCGAATGTTGGGGTCCGTTGGTGTGGAGTATGTTGGATAGTGTTGTGAGGGCCATCCCGTGCCCCAAATGTAGGGGGGAGGGCCTAGAATTCTTGACTTTCCTACATGACTTGGTGAATATACAGAAGGGTGCACCGATATACAATTCCCCGCAATTTCTCAGGAAGAAAAAGGAGGAGATACTCAGCATTCTCAGGACTCGGGGTATATAATATAAATAGGAGTGGTGTGGAAAGTACTGGTAGAGATCCATGGTCTCGTCAAGGGAATTGGCTAAAAGGCTCAGCCAGGCCGCACGAGAGGCCTGGAATTCCGAGGAAGGCATGAGAATCAGGGAGGAGCTCAGTGCCGATAGTGCCTCATATGGTGCATGTCTGAGGAGAGTAATGGAATCGGGTGGAGGTGCAAGGGGATACAAAGATTGTGCCAGGAGATCGGGGATTGGGATGGCCTTCGCCTCAGTGTGGGGCTCTAGTAAGGCATATGGTAGGCCCATGGTAGAAGTAGTGGCAAGGTGACCATGATGGACTTCAGTAGACAGACGTGGGAAGGCCCCCTAAGCGTAGCCATAGGTGGGTACGCCTGGGGGAAGTTGAAGTCAAACTCCCAACTCCAGACATTCGTAAGTAAGGTCGGTGGGAAAACGAATGCGGGGATCATCCTAGTGGCCCTGGGCGTGTTGGCGAAGGCATACAGACCTGACAGTGAGGCCATGAACGTCTTAGGGTACTTATTGGCGGGAATGGGTGCGGGTGCCCTAGGAGACGACCTCCCATCCACGGGAAGCCAGGCCACGTTCACCAACCAGTCCCCGCAGTACCCTAATCCAGTTCAAGGGGTGAGTTACTTATGAAAATGTATATGAAAACCGTGGAAGTTCAGTATTCGGTCCCAGCCAGTGCCCCAGCAGAGTCCCAGGTCCCAGGTGTGTTCGTGGACCTGAGCTCAGGCACTAGTCAAGGACAACTACAAGTGCCGACAAATCAGGAATGGGTCATAATCGACATATACAACCGAGGGTCTCAAGACGTTGGAGTAGACGCCGTTGCGACGCTGACCAAGAACAGCGTTTCGAACGTGCTGACGACTGACCCCATCAGTTCGCTCAACATCTCCAACCCATCTAGGCCCACATACCCTCCAATTCAGATGGCCCCAGGGACGATATTGACCAGCAAAATCACCACGTTGAACGCCAACGGTACTAGTGCCGTCCAGGACAATATCTTCCTCAAGATCAAGATCATAGATTACAGTCAATAGCGTCAAAGCCATTCCTTTTTTAGTACGTTTTCCTTCTTCTAATTATGGCATGTCAGAACCTTGAGAACCTCTCAATCGGGCCATATACGATTGAGAGCGGGACGGTCTGTGTAGACGGGACGACATCAGGGACGGCCACTATCTCCTTAAAGATAGGACCGTTTACCTACACCAAGTCCATCCCGTGGGGTAGCGTGAACCCCCAACAGACGTTAGGGACGTCCTCAGGGAGGGTGTACTTAATAGGGACTAACCCGCTTTCCTCACTCTTGGTAGACGACATCCTCACGATTGCGGAATATTCACAGAAGGTGGCGTCCTATTTAGGATATAGTGGATCATTTTCCATAGTGAACGTGGGCCTCACCAACACCTCAGGGTGTAACAATTGCGTCGTCTACGTGGACTACGTGGCGTCATCACCCCCGTTAGCCGTGGCACTGATTATCGCCCTAGTGATCGTTTTCGTTATCGCCATAGTCCTAGGGATATACTTCATCTCTGCGGCGATAGAGAGTTTTCAGCCCGCACCTCCCACACCTCCTCCCCCAGGTAGCCCCCCATCACTATACCAGGAGTACTACCAGGAATACGCCCAGTACCTCCAGGAGAAGCAAGTTAGCTCAGTCACGGGGGGCATTTTCGGCACATCCACGGCTCTCGCAGTATTCGGGATAGGAGTTTTAGCCTTCCTATTATTATCTAGTCAAGGTGAGAGGTGATGGTATACCAGATATATGACGGTCAGTACACCGTGTACCCCGTGGGAAACCCACAGGTCACCCTGATTAGGGTAGACGTGCCTGGGAGGGTAAAGATCATGATCCTCCCCACGGTATCAGAGGCGTTACAGCTCACGGTGAACGGGAATTCAGGGTACTTGAACCAGGGGAATGTCCTCTCAGCAGGCAATTGGTACGAGTTTGAGTTTGTGTCGTGCGGGAAAGATATCATAAGTATAAATGGGCAGACTCAAGGTGTATATCTCAGGGTGATAGTGTATTGATCCGAAACGTGCATAACATGAGGAGACTCAGTAAGACAGAGATAAGGGACTACGCAAGGACTTTAGTGCCTATACTGGAGGCCCACGAGATAGACGGCACTAAGGACATGAGGATCGTGGACGCCATAATCAGCTATTCCATGAAAGGTATGAAGTCGTGGCTAAGGAGGGGATCGGCACTCCAAGGGTTTATTGGGCCTAGAATGAGCGTTCTGGAGGGGTACCTCATCTTCCCTACGTCAGGAATTGAACCCGTTACGATACAGACCACTACACTGGAGAACTCCTACCTCCTCCTGGACATTATAGGGGCAGGTGGAGGAGGGGGTGGTGGTGGAGGAGGGAACACCACGGCCACTACCACTTACGGCCAAGGAGGTGGAGGTGGGGGAGACGGTGGCAGGTTAATCATCAGGACGCAAGGGCCACTAGTCTCGAATACCCAGTTCACCGCTCAACTGGGAGGCCCAGGTGGATCAGGTGGTGGTGCAGGGTCCGCGGGGTCTCCAGGCTCAGCCCCCAACGGTAACACGCAGGTAGTCCTAGGGAACGGCTCACTCACGATCAGTGTGTCAGGAGCACCGTCCCCTACCATGCCCCCAACGGCAGGAGGTCAGAATGCGGGAGGAGCAGGAGGTGCGGGAGGGTCTGCAGTGTTCACTTACCTACCTACGACCCCCATCTTTTCGGCCATCCAACTGGGTCCAAGGACTTCCTTCTTAGCGAATTACTCAGGGGTGTTAGACCAGGGAGTGGGTGGTGACGGTGTTGGGTCTGAGTACTTCTCCATCTCCAACACTGCCCCGATATTCGTGAGTACACCTCAAGGGACCAGGGTAGCGGGAGGAAACCCAGGAGCCACAGGTACATCTGCCACGGCCAACGTCCCCAGTGGGTCCATACCACTCAGAGGGTCAGGAGCGGGAGGTGGTGGAGGGACGAATTCCAGTAGCTCACCCACGGCAGGAGGGAACGGAGGAGGAGGAGGTCCAGGACCTATATTAGTACTGGTGATAGGATGACTGACTGGATTGCCGTGATGGCCCTAGGAGTCCAGACGGTGGTACTCGTATATGCCAGTACTAAACTGAGGAAGATGAGTGAGATCGCAGACCGATTAGTCACTGCACTGGATCGTATCTCTGTTGAGTTAGACATGGCCATGAAGGACGTGAAGACAATCCAAGGCGAGATGTCAGAACTCGAGGACCTAATAAGGACGGCACTGAGAGAGTAATGAGGGATTAACATGAGTTGTCAGTCATGTGGTCAAACGGCCCAGGGTGTGTGTTATGTCCTAGAGCATATCGGGACTGAGCCGATATACATCAACGGCCAACAATACGGCCAGGGTGACTTTTGTTTCTCCACTCCTGAGCTGACGATAGAGTACCAAGGAGTCCAATACCAGATCGACATGTCATACGCCCCCACAGTCCAGAACGTATATGGGTGTTGTCCCCAGGGGACTACGGCCAAACTCACCATAGTGACCACGACACAGGGGCAGACCACGCCCATATTCGTCCCATACTCGGTACTGGTGTCTCAAGGCACTGGGCAAACCCAAACTAGTACCCAAAGTATAATGAGTAAGATACCATGGTGGCTCATCATCCTACTTATTATCCTAGGGGCCATACTACTAGGAGGGAGTAGTCCATGAGCTATACGTGGTATGTACAGAACCAAGACCCCTCAACAATCCAATTTTGTGTCGTGCAGAGCGGGGGATATTCGAATTGTACTTCAATCCCAGGGAACAGTACCGAGTCGTTCGTAATCCCCGACATGGACGTCCAGATCTACGGCTCACCCACGGGGTATTACGTGTATTACACAAGTGTGGGAGTGAAGACTGGGGTCAAATCACTCCCCCCATCAGGGTCCACTATAGTAGTCCCCCCCTACACGGGATGTGACCCCCTACTGACCCAAGGACAGGGGTACCCTCCGTTAATCCCGTGTAACTCACCACTGATCTTCATGAAGAGCGAATCGACCCCAGGCATGTTTATCGAAAACTGGGGGGCAGAGCCCTCAGGCTTTTCGTACGGATACGGAATAGCGGGGAGCCAACTAGCTATTGCCACGGGACCGAACTGGATGTATTATCGGCAGTACCCCCAAGCACAGGTTTACCTGATAGGGAATTGGAGGGTCACGAGTAACGGCAATTATATCGACGAAGACTCAGGTAGGACATATTGCGGGTGCTCAGGGAAAAGCGTATACGTGATACCGTTATCAGCCTTACCAGGCCCGTCCAGTGGGACGCAGTCCTCAGGGACGACATCAGGTACATCAGGGTCTACCTCAGGGACTACAACCCAGACCACTCAAACGACTCAGACCACTCAGACGACCCAGACCACTGGGATCCTGAATGTGGCTAACCAGTGTGCTGATGGGGTGGTAGTGCAAGCGGGAGGGAAAACGGCATATGCCCCCCCATACCATGCTATCTCCCTGGAGGTACCCATCCCCACGTCATATACACTTATATCCCAGGGACAAGTAGTTGGACAGGGGACGGTACACAAGAGCGGGGAGTACGTGTCCCCTTCCATGTGTCCCTCTGTTAGCCCTACACCCAGCCCTACCCCGACACCGTCCCCAACTGGAGGTACATCCACGTCCACGACTACGTCCACGACTACGTCCACGACTACTACGCCAACGACACCTTCCCAACTGCCATGGGGAGTACTCCTCATCCTGGTCATCCTGGGAGTCTTAGCCCTCTCCAGTTAGGCTTTTTACTTTTTGGTTTCTAATAGGACATGAGCGGTGAGCGGTGGGGATACGGTGCTCACGCACCCCCCCACTACACCGCACTAGGTGACCCAAATGAGCCAGCCCCCAAAGAAGAGGTTAGGAGCAAGGATCACAAGGGCCCTGTTTAACGGCATTTCACTCGGTATATTGGGCGGTGCAGGGATCTACATCCTAGCACAGGGCGTGGATACCATAGCAGGGACCCAGGTATTGAACCCTATCGCCTTCCTACTGCTCATAGTTGGTGGGTCTATCGTTACTAGTATCGGTATTGAGTTATCGAAAGACCTGTCTGGAGAGTAGTCTCGGCCAAGTCCCCTTTTTTTATACCCCCCAGTCCTACAGATCCAAAAATGGATGTCCAAACCTCAGTTCAAGATAGGCTAACCCTCCTAGAGGAGAGGCTTTCTTCACTTGAGTTGTCCCTCAAGTCCCTCCAAAGGAGGGTAGAGAACGCCGAGAGGCGTCAAGAAGAACTCGAAGAGGCCCTGGACCAACTAAGGGAAGAGATTGACGACTGTGCGTCGGACACTGCATACCTCCATGACGTCCTGGAGGAGGTTCAGGACGATCTAGACGACTTGAAGGGTGGATGACCTGGGGCCTCCTCTAGTCCTCTTTTTCTTGTTCCTACCCCTGACCCTACGGTCAGGCTCTACCTCCCTCACGAACCTTATCCCATCATCTTCCCCGAACATATGCTTTATTTCTCGTGCGGGGTTAATATAAATTGCGGAAGGTCGTGATGGGGGGGTTATTATGGTTTTTGCCCTGTTGGAGAGAAACGTGGGGTTTGGCCTAGGGGCCGAAAGTAACCCTGGAAAATCGAAATTTCGATATTGAGGGAGGGGTAGGGCGTATTATGGGCTGTAATTGTCCCAATCGCATTAAGAAAAACCCCGAAGGGTTTAAAAGCTTTCATGAAACTGGGGGTATTTAAACCCCGCCCGCATTCAACCCGTCTAACGATCCCTTGCCCCAACGTGCCTTTTTAAACCCCATCCCTGGTGAGCCCTGGGGGAGGGGAAGCCCTGGGGTTCGCCGGGGGG